CGGCACCGACATCTAAGCCTACTTCAGCAGTTGTTAATGTTCTTGGTGCTGGACATCCAACCGTAAATGATACTGGATACAACTTATAATCAAGTGGACCATCTCCGGTCAGCAGGTACATTTCACTATTCTTGTATATAATAAGAGTTGTGAATATGTTTGATCCGTATCTATTGTAGAGTTGGGCCGCTGCTGTTAATTCTTCAACCCCACCTACGAAGATGCTTTGGAAACCATCAAGAGAACTATCCTCTCCATTCCATACATCAGGTGCATTATTAGCACAGTAGTCTATTCTATTACCTTGATTACCTTCAGTGTATCCGCAAAGGAATAGTTTATTCTTGTAGTTTACGGGAAACTTATAAACCTCAATAGGTTTATTAGATGGAATCCCATTGATAATATCTATTACAACTTCCTCTGCACCAGCTTTAGTACCGGTTAACTTAACACTTACAGTAATCTGATATGCATAACCAAGGGTACTAAATAACGTCGTTTTCTTTTCATCAGTTGGTGGTTCCCATGAAATGACGCCAGACTTAGCAAAACACTTTCCGCTCTCTGTGGTACCATCAATTACAGTTAATGATTGCCAGTCATCCCCGTCCCAGTATTTTACCGTGATGACGGAGGCTACCTTGTTAAGAAGGTTACCAAGCATAGTGCACTTGATAGCAGACATTTGTTCCTCAAACATCAGTGTCAACGTATCACTCGTGGTGAAACCATCGAGAATACAACCGACAGGTGTGTTCACAGTAGAACTTTCAGATACGTGCAACGTAAAGTCTTCATATGCTGTGTCTGCAGCTGTATAAACCTGACACTGAATAGGTACTCTGTAAATACCATCCCACACGTTTGTAATATCTTGCATAGGCATGTTACACGTTATTTCGTAAATATCGGCGCTTCCACTTGGAAGATACATCTGATAGGCATACAGATACCTGTCTTGAAAGTGGTGCAGTTTAGCTGTACTTACCGTGCTGTCGAAAGAAATAATACCAGTTTGAGCCAGAGGTATACCACCACTCTCAGTGCCATCAACAAGATTCGAAACTGCAGCATATGCCGTACCATTCCAATAATTAAATTCAAGAGTATCCGCAACCGTATTTGGGTCGCTTACATATACCTTTACTGATTGTATAGGCCTAGTGGTCATGATGGTCGCGTACGGCCTATTTGAATCTATCGTTGCTATCTGTAGTGCTGTTTGTCGGCTATTCGTAAGTTGTGGGGAATAATCAACTGCGTCAGCCTCAGCATCATCTGATGTAAGAAATACCGCGCCTACAGGCGCTTCCTCACCAGACCAGATCTTAGTTTCTTTAGTGTTGGCATACGCAACAGATCCTGTAGGTCCAAGACTAAATCGCCCAATAAGATTAGTTTCACTGTCAGAGTGCAGTGCTGTTGACTCAAAGTCACCAATACTACCAACAGCCGTCTGGTTCTGTAATACCACTCCATTACCAGAAGCATCGCGTGCGTGCACAAGAATATAACTATCATTGGCCCTATTGGTTCTAAAGTGCACACCAGATAAAATATTTACATACGTATCAATCGCGTTGGATAAACGCGCTGTATATCCATTGACACCCTCTACACCATTCTCACCATACCGCATATTGGTAAGGGTCTTAAAGTTCTGTGGGCCAATAACCGTAGCGTCATACGCTGGTTGCCATGCACCAGAGAATGGGAAGATAGAGTCTTGCCACTCTACATTCTTTGTCTCACCAAGATCTTTAGGTATTTGTGGTTGTTTCTCTTTTAACTCTTCCATATTAATATCCTTACGGTTGTTTAAAGCCGTCAGTTGGCATAGAACCCATAACGTGTTTATCTTGACGTTCGAAGTTCAAGGCATTAAGATACATCTGTTGATATACGGCTGCCTCTTCAAATTTCCTGTCCCGCGCTTTACCCATAGAAGTCGCGTACAGAAAGGTGAGTTGCTGGTACTCTTCGCGCAGTTCAGTAATATCAAATGTAAGTTTACTGTATACACACGTCAATTTATTACCAGCGTCGTCTGCGGTTGGTACTGGCCATAGGTAAATTCGTTTGCCATCTTCGTACCAGTATCGTGGTGACTTAGAACCACCCACCTGTAGGTGACCGAATCTATGTGGTTCGGTTCGTTGTAAACCTCGCATGGTTGATCCAAATCCATACCACATAGCTTCAATACGAATGTTATTTGCTATCCACGCTTCGTCTGTAGATGTATATTTTAGTTGGTCTTGTACAAGCGTAATTGTACCTTCATCAGTAGTACACAAGGTCTTACAACTAATGTCTAGCACCGCTTGTTGGATCCAACTTATAATTTGCGTATCTGTCCAGAAAGACGCCGTTGCCTCGTTTAAGAGGTGGCGAACTTCCTGTACTGCTTGTGTCTCTGTAAAGGCCAATTGTCCACCTCCTAAAAGTCCATCGTATATGGTCTACGCACAAAGTTTCGTACGACTACGTTTCTTGTAAGCTCGCTTCTAAATAAGCTGTGCACTTGTTGATCTGCTTGTACTGGTTGATCTTTCTTTGCACTTGCGGCAAAGATAGTTGTTCCTTGTACAAGATAGTTATTAAAGTCATCACTGTATGGCATATTGTCATCAAGATCTAAATCGCCGGTCCACTTATCGTATACGACTGTAAGCTCGTAGTCATCATTTGCTATTTGATCCCACTCTATATTGTCTCCTCGTTGAGTCCAATAGGTAGGTTCTCCTGTGGTTCCGTCCCATAAAATGCGACGTCTAAATACACTGTCCCATTTCTTTTCGTACTTTTCTATTTGACCGTAATAGATTCGACGTATGGTGCTTGCGTTTTCTGGTAACGCTACCGCGTATGCGTCCGTAAGTAAAGTGACTGTACCACTGTTAACCGTGTAGTCAGAACGCATACGCATTAGTTCCATATCTAGAATACGAATAGAGCGATTCAGATATTCAAGCAGCTGATCATCATCGTAGTCTTGACCCCCATAATCTCGTAGGTCGTATCGTACTTTGTTTGTAAAGAATTCGCTAATCGTCGCCATTTATATTATCCTCGCTCAGTATTATTCCATGCCGCCCAACCGAATAGTCGAACGCCGCTCCAGGCCAACCAGGCCCTGTACGCGGAAACCCCGGAATCGGCCATAAGACGCCTAAAGATTCTATCGGCATCGCTCCTCGAAACGGTGGTTTGAGTTTCAATTCCTGCATTTCTAACTCGAACTCTTCCTTGGTGTCTATATATCCAGTCATGTACAGTAGCTCCTGCTCTATAACCACCATCCGGCCTAATGCCAGTAATCGTCCATAATACTCGTGGAATAGAAGCTCCGTCGTATATGAACCCCTTGTCAACAACAATATTAGATACTGGACACACGTACGTTTCTAATAATTCATATTGATCGCAATTTATCGGCGCATTTATTGGTTGTGGTATCATCTATATTATCCATTCAATAGTTCGTGGAATCCGAACTTTTGCAATCCCCAATGATCACATAGTACATTAGTGTGCATCCACATCTCATATCCTTTGTCAAGAGCTCGTTGACAAAAGGCCCAATCCTCACTAAGGTATTCTTGGTTATATACATAAGGTTGATATAGCGCCCAACGGTCATGACCAGTTTCGTTTTCTTTGTACAGAAGTTCAGGGTAATGCGCGACCATTTCCTCAATGAACTTTCTCTTGTGCATAATACAACCATTACTAATATATCTAACTCGTACTGGCTTCTTCTCGTAGAGATTAAAAGGTTCAAGGCCTCTAAAAGCTATGTAATCCGCGATCCTATATTCTGCGTCTAGTGGCGGATCCTTCTTTAATCTATAGAAACCGCCGATAATATCCTTGTCTGCGTCTATCAAATCAACCAATGTATTCTCAGGAATTGCAACATCATCATCCAAAGTAAATAGGTAGTCGGCGTCAGTTGCTAAGAAATGCGCCAACGCGTTTTGTCGTGCTCGGCAGCAAAGACTGTCACCAACGTGTGGTGCCAGCATGGGGATATGACCTGCGTGAGAAGCTACTGCAGCAGCTGTTTGAAACGCAGTGAACATAGCCCAATGTCCTTGATGACGAGAAATTACACTTGTATAAATCTTTGCCATAATATATCATCTCCCCTTTAAAAACAAAAGGCGAGGCGAATAAACACCCCGCCCTTTAGCGTTATCTAGTTAACAGATTTAAAACTATCCTGCTCAATGTAAACCACGGTTACGGTAGTAACCAGCGTGTTGCATGCATTGTCAGCAGACAGATAAACATTCCCCGCCGCTGAATATGGGTAACCACAAACAAGAGACGGAGAAATGAGGTTTGCAGTCTGTGCATTAGCATCGGCCACAAAGGTCTTACCGTCTTCGGCCACACCTAAAGAGATTAGGGCGGCACTGTCTTCAACAGTATCCACTTTAAGAGACGCGCTCATAACAATAGCGCCCGCTGGAATAGCAACCATAGCGATTGCGTTACCTGCAGTCAGCGCGTTGGCAGCGCAGTTATGCGTAACTTTTGCAACACGAAGTTGCTGACGATCTCCGGGGACATACTTGGCACGGTTCTTAACTACGGTGCCATTTGAAATATCCAATACAGCCATCTTAGATCCTCCTAATTAGTGGGGCCCATAAAGGGCCCCGTTTTGATTACAGCTTGGAAAAGCTCTTCGTAACTACAGCACAAACCTCGAACACACCGGCGTCGATCGCCACACCGTTGGTGGGCGATAGGCTAATATAGCCAGAGTTACCGACGTGGATCGGAACCGCGTTCGATTTAATCGAGTTGGCGGTAGCGGTAGCATGGTCAGCTACAACCGTAGTACCATCAATAACAACATCGATGGTGGCATTGGAAGTAGCGTCTGCGGTAATAGTACGAATCCAGCATTGGGTCACGACTTCACCAGCCGTGATAGCGATGCACTGAGCTACATCCGCATTGGCGAGATTCTGTTTCGTGGTATCAACAAACCCCCGACGAATCTGCATGGTGTTGGAATCGCCAGGAGAAGCTTGGTTGCTCCGACGAGTTCCAGCGATAGAACCATTTGCAAAGTTATATGTAGACATGTAAAATCCTCCTAGTGTTAAAGTATATGTAAATCCCTAACCTACAATGGTAAATCCCGATTAGCTATGGGACGCGGCGTAAGAACTAATAACGATCTTACCAAAGTCTTTGCTGTTGAAGCGGCAAGCTTTCATACCGAACACAGCGCCAACACCGATACCATTTTCGTTACCGAAGTCATCGACTTCCTCGTACCAGGACATAAGATTGTCTTTACCAACTTTCCGTTGTTCCAGCATTTTGTACGCGTTACCGATAGCAAACACACCGGCTTGGGCGCCAAGGAAAAGGTTCCGACGAACGCTAGTAACAGGGCTGTAGATACGGGTAGACTCATATAGAATCATACCATTGTACACACCCAGTGCACCAGAGAAGATCGGGTTGTCAAGACCACGTTTATTGGCGAAGGTCTGGATGGTGTTCCAGTCCGTGTACGCAGAATTGGCGATGTCCAGCCGAAGGTCAGTCACCGAATAAGGGTGAAGAACCACGACGTAATACTCGCCGCCATCAATCATACATGGGCGGATCATAGGATCCAGAGTTTTCGCAGCCTCTTTGGCGAAGTCTAGGTCAGCCAGCTGAATCTGATCGTTGGAGCCTAAAGAGGCTTCGTCGGTAGCAATCGTGCCGGAATTGGCCACGTCACCAGAAACGACGTAGTGATCGGAATCAGGGGCGACAGCAGCTTGCCCAAAAGAGTGCGAGGTATTACCGCACAGGTTATTAAACATATACGTATCGAACTTATCCGCAAACCAATCAGACAGGTTAGCCTGGGCATCGGCACGAAGGTCGTGCAGAGTACGTTGGGCAGACATGCGCCGGAAGGAGTGGGCATTACGTAACTGATCAATGGTGACGTAGTCTTGGTAGTAGGTTAGAGCTTCCTCATTCCCCTTCAAGCGGTTATCACCAGTGATACCATCGTTACCCATTTGCATTAAGAGATCGTATTTGATAACGTCACCGTTTTGTTTCTCAAGTTCGTCCAGGCGCTGGATAATAGCTTTCTTACCGGAGCCCAGAAACTTTTTGAACAGCGTTGCCTTAAGAGCTTCGCGCATGGTCAGCGTAGACCAAATCTTTACGGTTTGGCTATCATTGGTTCCAAATTCTGTATAGGCCATTCTTTAAGTCCTCCTACTTGTATGACTCTAGTTCCTCCTGTCTCATGCGAGCCATAAGCCGTTCAACATCCTTATCACCTAAGTTAAGGATTTCCATAGATGAAGACGATCCAACCTTTTCAATGATAGAGTCTTTAGCTTCTACACTCCCTTTACCGTGGGAGGCCGGTTTCTTAGCCAGCTTATCTTGGATAGCTGCTTGCTGTAAACTCTTTCGTGCCTTGTTGTCGTCTGCAATCTTTTCGTCACCAGGCTTCATGGTGCTTTTGACAAATTCAAGAGCCTTGTTTAGTTGTCGTTTAGATTGAAATGCATTCGAAATGATGTCTGGATCTAGGCCAGGAAACGCTTCCTGCCACTCTTCCAAAGCACCCTCTTGTTCTAGAAGATCGATGGCTTGCCCAGGAGTCAGAACCCCTCGCAGACCTTTGTCCTTCTGTATGTCTATCACTCGTTGATTCATATCTGCAAGCGCCTTCTCAACGGTACGATATGCGCCTGGGTATTGCTCATCTTTAGAGACGATGGAGTCTATGGTTTTCTGAACTTGACTACGCTGTTCGTCTACCTGTTTGTCTCGTAGGTAGGCGGCTTTAGTGTCTTCAAGTTTCTTTTCCTGCCCTTTTATGAGCTCCGCAAGAGCATCAGCGGGAACGTAAGGATTGCCGTCGTCATCATATTCGACAGACAACTTGAGGTCCTTAAATGGGTCCTCGGTTTTAGCACCAGTATCCGTGGACTGGGAACCACCTTTTGCCATCTGCTCGATCATTCCGTGCAGACGGTTGTAACGATCTCTCGCCTCCTGTACCTCTTCTTTGTACGATCGGCGGTCGGTTCGGACTTTTACAATATCTTTCTTAAGTCCTTTGTTCTCCTTCTCTAGAAGGGCCAGTCTTTCTTCCAACGACATATCTTCTGTGGACGTTTTAGAGCCGTCGCTGTCATCGTCATCAGTGGGGCCTTCGTCAAGTTTCCCCTTCGTGTCGTCGGTATCTTTGTCGTCTTGATCGGCGAGAGCTTTGGCCAGCTCATCATCGACGTCGTTATCATCGCCCTCAAGACTGTCAAAAAACTTATCCAAATCTAAATCAACTTTTGCTGTGCTATCATCTTTAGACATGTGTACTCCTTTCAAATTAAGGGATATCTTCCCGAGTTAAGTGGCGCGGTAGGCACCCCTACCTACCGCACCGTCCACACAACGAGGGGGAGAGACTCGCTGTGATGGGGGTTTATTTATTATCGAAAGTGATACGAACTCGGCCCGGAGCTACAGACTCCTCGCGTTTGCGAAGCGTCCCTCCACTCCATTTGTGTTTGTCGTATCCATCTCGATAATTATCGCTTACAACTCTCTGTCCTTTACTGAACAGGTTATTCTTTACTTTTGTTCCGTCCTTTTGCATCTTTCTTTTCTCCCGTTTGTTTGGCTTTCTTTACATCAGCATTCGCCTTAATGACCGTGGTGGCCACATCCGTAGCAGCTTTAATATGGGCGTCCTGAGATTGTGCCTGTGCCCGTGCCATCTCCGATCTATAGCGTAGAAGAGCATCAACGAGGTCCACTTGGTTTGCTTCTTCATCATTCTCATCCTTAGCTTGATCGCGCTTGGCCTGCAGTATCAGTTTACCCATGGCTTGTTCGTGCTGAAGTTCAAGACGTTTCATCTCCCTCATATGCTGCATCTCGATCTTCTTTTGTTCCATTTCAAACTGATTGTTCTGCGCCTGCGATGCGGCGTTTTGCTGATCTGTAATGTATTTAGTCCAACGTTCCTTATCAGATGCACTGATGTCCATCTTATCAATAACCGCCAGCGGGTCAACCATAAACCCACCTTGCTGCATTTCCAGTAAGGTACTAAGTTCAAATGTACGTTGTGTCTGGCTGTCTGAGGTTTCTTCTAAGTCCAGATGGTAGTCCAAGTTCTTGACATTCTCAAGGGGCGCAGTGGCGCCAGTCTCTTTGTGGACCACCATAGGGTTGTTCTGTTCGTCGGGCTCAATATAATACACCTCATCACCACCAAGTATCTCAGACATCTGTTCTACAGGCATATAACTTAATATGATGTTGATCAATCTCTTGGTCAAGTCTTTACGCATCTTCTTGTATGCTTTGAAGATAGGTTTCAATATGGTCAGACCCTGTTGTTGTCTCATTCGTACAACTACGCCAGGTTCAGCCCTGCCGGCATCTTGTCCGTGTAGATCCGTATTGATACCACTGATGCGTTTAATCATAGCCTGGGCAGCTTCTTCAAGCGCCATGATACTCGTAGGAAACTGCGGTATCGTGCGCTCCTGAAGCATCTTCTTACTAATAGCTCCTGGGTTGACATAAGCCACATCACCAGGAATCTTAAGAGCTTGTTCTGCTTGGTCTCGGTCTACAAATGCATCTGTCTCTGCGTACAACCCAGGTTGTACCTGGTTGTTAATGAGGTTGAGCATTTGTGACCAGCGCTTGTTGACTTCACGTTGTGCATCTTTGATTTCTCGTACAATACCAAAGGTGTTCGTTGTGCGTTTTGAAGCATCCATATAGCCGAATATAGGGACAATGCTGAAGCCTGGATAATCCATTGGGCTTTCATCATCGTACAATATTTCATCTTTGATGAACTGCATCCAGTGAACTTTCTTATCCTGAACTTCACTGTGCTGCATTTCAACACCTGGCCACTGTTCTGCAAACCACTCCTTGAACTGTTTCCAAGGCATTGTAATTTCTTCTACTTTCTTTGTTTCTGGATTACGTACATAGTGTCTTTTATAACTCTTCCAATATTCCATGTGCACGACGCGCACCATACGCCTTGCCCTGTCGTACCAATCCAGATCCAATGGTGTTTCATAGTCCCCAATATCCGTGATGTCACTGAAGTCATCATCGTATGGTGACTGGCTGTCACTGTGT